TTGTATTAGATTTAGACGGTGTAATAGCAAATATTGATGCCTCAATGTATCAGTTGCTTAATAGTCGTGGTGTGCCAATTGAAGAAATGGAATATGGCAAATGGTTGATATCTAATACTAATGATAAAAAAGCATTGGAGATATTTAATGATCCATTGTTTTGGGCAAATATGAAACCATATGAAGATGCTTGGTATCAAGTAAATCACTGGTTTAGTATTGGGTACAATATTTATATTGTTACAGCAAGAAAACAAGTGAATGCAGTTGAGCAAACTTTACCTTGGTTGGAAAAATGGAATATCAATTCGCAAGTTCCACTTTTCTCTAATTTTGGAGAGAAAATTAACATTATAAAAAATATTAATCCAATTTTTGTCGTAGAAGATAATCCGGCAGAAATAGCAGTGCTTCAGTCAGCAGGGATTAAATGTTATCTCAGAAAACAGTGGTATAACCAGGAATTCTGGGGGAAATACGATACAATAGACACCTTATACGATATTGAGCCGCTACCAACACAGGAGTAAAAGTGACAGATTTTGTCCACCTTCACTGCCATTCTGAATACTCATTGCTTGATGGGATGTCAACGCCAGATGAGATCGCCAAGATAACAAGCATAAATGGTCAAATTGCAGCAGCTATAACTGATCACGGCACAATGGGCGGTGTTTTAAAGTTTCAAGATTCCTGCAGTAAGCACAATGTCAAGCCATTATTTGGCATTGAGGCATACTTTGTTCCATCGGTGCCGCAAGACTCAGAAGACACCAGCGAAAGATTCCATTTAATTCTTCTTGCTAAAAACAATGAGGGCTTGAAGAAGCTTTTTAAGATTAATGAAAAGGCTTGGGTCAAAAACTTTTATTATAAACCAAGAATAGACTTTGACCTTCTTGAGCAATTAGTTGATAATGATGTCATCGCACTTTCCGGTTGTATGGCTAGTGCGATATCTAAATCAATAATGGCGGGTGATACAAATAGAGCCCAAGAATTATCAGAACGCTTTATTAAGATCTTTAAAGATGATTTCTATTATGAGGTTCAAGCTTGGAATCCAAAGGAATTAAATGATGGTCTTATAAGCCTTGCCCAAACATATGGGCGCAAGGTAGTAGCAACAGCAGATTGCCACTTCCCTTCTCGTAAAGATAAGGGGTGTGAAGAAATACTTCTTATGATCTCCCAATACCCAAGCCTTGGGGCAGCAGACCAAAGACACGCCAAAGAACATGCCGACTGTTTACATAATCCCAGCCTTGACATGGTGGCGAAAATCAACAATATGTATCCTAACAGGTCATTGCGCTTTGATGAAATCAATCCATACTTGGCAGATGCAACAGAAGTGGCATCGTGGTTTAAAGATGCCGGTTATGACAGAACAGATATTCTGGAAAATACCGTTGAAGTAGCGCAAAAGTGTACGGCAAAACTGGAGAAGAGAAAGAATCTGTTGCCCAAGTATATGAAGTCGCTCAACTCCGATGATTATCTGAAAGAGATGGCGGAATTTCGGCTCAAGGAATTGAATCTTGGAGATGAATATAAGGCTCGTCTGTATGAAGAATTGGCAATTATTCAACAGCTCGGCTTTGCGGATTATTTCTTGATTGTATGGGACTTGGTAAAATGGGCGGATACAAATGGCATCGGGCGAGGCACCGGGCGAGGCTCTGTGGGTGGAAGTTTGCTGGCGTATCTGCTTGATATTACAAAGGTGGACCCGCTTCAATACAAGCTGTTGTTTTCACGGTTTATCAATCCCGAAAGAAACGACTATCCCGACATTGACCTGGACTTTGAAGATAAACGCAGAGATGAAGTGAAAAATTATCTTGCCACACGCTGGGGTGAAGATAAAGTAGCGGCGATTTCGATTTATGGTACATTTAAGCCAAAGAGTGCGGTGAAAGATGTTGCCCGAATTTTGCAGGTACCATATGCAGAGATCAATAATATCACTCCATACTTTGAAACAATTGATGAATTAAAGAGTACAGAAAAGGGCAAGATATTTGTTCGCAAATACCCCGATGTGCCGATATTGGCAGAACGCCTACAAGAGCGTGTACGAACCGCAGGGGTACATGCTGCAGGAATGGTCGTATCTTCGGTTCCGCTAACAGAAGTCTGTCCGGTGGAATCCAGAAAGGACTCACAGGGTGGAGAAAGAAGCGCAGTTACAGCGTTTGCAATGGAGGATGCAGAAGCCGTTGGGCTTATAAAAATAGACGTTTTGGGTCTCAAGACCGTATCTGTCATTAAAGACGCTTTAGAAATGATTAGAAAGCGTTATGGCAAGGATGTGGAGGCTCTTTCACTGGGGTTGGATGACCACAAGGTGTACGAGAACTTTAATAATATCAACACAGTGGGCATCTTCCAAACAGACGCTGCAGCATACCGCAATCTTATTGAAAGAATGGGTATTGATAACTTTAACGATCTTGTGGTATCAAACGCTCTAGTAAGACCGGGAGCTTTGTTGTCACAAGGACAGAGATATATTGACTGCAAAAAGGGTGAAGCAAATCCAAAGTATGCCCATGAGGTGGTTCAGTCGATCTTAGAAGAGACATATGGCACAGTTATTTTCCAAGAGCAATTGATGCAAATGGCGGTGCTGTTGGCTGATTTCACATGGTCTGAAGCCGACTCTTTGCGCAAGATTATCGGTAAAAAGCGTGATGTTGCCGAATTTGATAAGTTTAAAGACAAGTTTATTAACAATAAATATCTTACTGAGGCGCAATCCGAAAAGATTTGGTCAGAATTTGAACTTTCAGCGTTGTATATGTTTAATAAATCCCACGCTGTTGCTTACTCACTTATGTCTTATCAAACAATGTGGTTAAAAGTTAATTATCCACTTGAGTTTATGTGGGCTCTGCTGTATAACGAGTCTGCAACAGACAAGATTACAGCCTATCTAATGGAAGCTCAGAGGTTAGGGCTTAAAATCTATCCACCAGATATCAATAAGTCGCAAGAGTTCTTCTCGATGTCGCTTCCTGGTGAGGATGAAGGTATTAGATTTGGTCTTACCAATGTTACCGGTTGTGGTGCAAGTGCAATAAATGAAATATTTGGGAAGAGACCATTTAATTCTTTTGAAGAATTCAATAATAAGTGCTCTAAGAGTGCAGTTAAGGCTCCGTTGAGGGAGAACTTAGACAAAGTTGGTGCATTTGAGTCAATCGGTCATATTTCTCAGTTTGACCATCCAAGATACTATCTACCAATTCTTGGTTTCCCAATTAAAGCAAGTGAATTCAAGACAGAGATAGATGAATTTGTAGAAAATGCTGCCGATTTTCATGAGACAGCATCGAGTCTAACTCTCATTAAAGCCGTAGTTAGATCCACAAAGAAAGCACAGAATTATTTGCGTGTAGAGTTTGAAGATCACTCCGGCTCTTGTACCGTTTTTGGTGAGAGAAATACTGAATTGGCACAACGTGATTACGTTTATGCGCTCATTGGTGATAGAACGCTTCATGCATATTGCGATGTTTATCAAGCGCAAGATTCAAAGCTCTACAACATTATGATGATGAAGAAATTAGGAACAGATCATAAATACTCATGGGTTTACAAGCATGATATTGGATTTATAAGTGATCCAAAGACAATGATGTATGTCTTCAACATTAGAAGTTTTAAAACATCAACAGGTAAAGAAATGGCAAGCGTTTACTGCTGGGATGGGAAGCAATTCTTTAAAGTAGTTATATTCTCTGCAGTGTATAAGAAAGTAAAAAATCTTCTCAAAGAGGGTGAATGGTATGCAGCAAGACTATCAAGGATTGAAGATAAGGAAACTCTTAATCGACTTGACTCTTTCAAGCTTGATTCCGCTGATAAACTAATTACTATGGAAGATTACATCACTAGAAAACAAATAAAGGAGCTACAAAGTGAAGTTAACTATATACATTCCGACATATAGAAGAGAATCACTTGATGCTTGCTTAAACAGCATTACATCACAATATAATGACCATGTTGAGATTATTGTTTCTGACAATGATCAAGACGGATTTGCAAAAAATATAGTTTATAAATATGAAAAATATATATCTGAATATTCAATTAGAAAGCAAAATATTGGCTGCGATGGGAATTGTTTATATGGAATCACAGCCGGTGATGGAGAATATGTATGGGTTATTGGAGATGATGATGTTATCCTACCTGGGGCTTTGGATACTATTTTATCAATGCTTGATGGAACAGATCGTATAATGCAATTTGCACCATATTCTGGTGAAGTAATACCTGCATTTTCTGGCGCAATGTCTGAGTTAATAACTAAACTTAATGACAAATCATTTTTAATTGCTGCAACATTAGCAAGTATGAATGTGTGGAGAAGGGATGTTATGGACTTTAGAACAGGAGTAAAACACTTGGATTCTAGGAATGTGTTAGCTTGGGCTGGTCTTAATTGCAAGACAGTTAGTATTCCAATTTTCCCAACAGTTTTAGTCAATGACACTAATCAGTTTGAATTTAGAGCGTTTGATCAAGTTATGTTTGAATATTCAGATGCATTAGCTGATGCTAACGGTGTTGAGAGATTTACTTTTTACAACGCTAATAAATGGAATTTTGTTAGCGCCTCGTTGGAGGCAAAATGATTGTCTCTACAGGTGGCACATTTGATCTATTTCATTCCGGTCATTTCACTGGAGATAAGTTCACTGGAGATAAGATGGTTGTGTATACAGGTGGTACATTTGATTTATTTCATTTTGGTCATTCAAGATTGTTGGAGAGATGCAAAAAAGCAGTTGGCGATAATGGCTATTTAGTCGTTTCGGTTAATACAGATGAATTCTGCTCTCAATACAAAGAACCTCCAATTTGCAGTCTAGCTGAAAGAATGGAAGTTGTTTCTTCTTGTAAATGGGTGGATAAAGTAATTGTAAATTCGGGCGGTGCTGATTCTCGACCTGCTATTATAGAGGCGAAAGCTAATCTTGTAATTGTTGGTTCCGACTGGCAAACTAAAGATTATTACAAACAAATGGGATTCACTCAAGAATGGCTTGACGAGCATAATATTGGTGTGATGTTTATCCCGTATACAGATGCTATCTCAACAACAATTATTAAATCAAGAATACTAAACAGATCATTACAATAAAGGAGAAATATGTTAATAGTAGATAAAAGAAAAGGAGATCTGATGCCGGTGCATCAGATTATTCCAACACCTAGCATTGGATTAAACCGGGCGCTTGGTGGGGGGTTAAATACAGGAGCAACTCATTTATTCTGGGGTACTCCATCAGTTGGTAAAACCACAATGTGCTTTAGAATTCTTGCCGAAGCTCAGCGCATGGGATATCGACCAGTTATTATTGATTCAGAATCGTCTTATAATGATGAGTATGCAATTAAATGTGGTATTGATGTTGATGACATTGTTGTTATTCAATCTACAATTGTTGAAGAGATATTGAAAAATATTCATCAATATCTCAACCATCAAGAGGAGAAGCACATCTTTCTCTTCGATAGCTTGTCTAACATTATTAAAGAAGAATTCTATGACAAGCCGGAGGGCGGCAAGGCAATGGGCTTGCAGTCAAGATCGCAAGGATTCCTATTGCAAAAGCTAGTCAATTATTTGCACAAGGAAAGAAATATAATGCTCTTTGTAGCTCATCAAACGGTTGATCTTAGCGGAATGTTTGCAGTTACAAAAGCAAAGATGGGGAATACTGTTCATCATAATATGCATAATATTGTTAAACTTTTCTTATCAATGTCAAAGAGTGAGATGGAGAGGGACGAGACTAATCTTATTACCAGCCAACGTGCTACTTGGACAATTGAGAAAACAAAACAGCTTCCAAGTATTGGCACTACTGGTTACTATTATGTTCTCCCCCAGGAAGGTAAAATTGATATTAATCGGGAACTCATTGACATTGCCGTTGAGATGAATGTGATTGAAAGAAAAGGCGCATGGTATACTTATGAAGATAGTAAATGGAATGGTCTTGGTTCAATTGACTTGACTGATAAGCAAAGAAAAGGGATTGAGAAGGTGATTCTAAATGGAGAATGAAATGGATTTTTCTAATTATCAATTTAGGGCGTGTAAAACTGCAAAGTATCCTCAGAACCCCACCATTGGGGTTATTTATACTGCTCTTGGATTGGCTTCAGAAGCTGGAGAAGTTGCTGGCAAAATCAAGAAGATGATCCGTGATGATAATATGGAATTAACATTTGATAGAAAACAGCAGGTGGTAGATGAGATTGGTGATGTCTTATGGTATTGTGCCATGCTCGCTACCGAGCTAAACATTTCATTTAATGAAGTTGCAATCAGAAATCTTCAGAAACTTGAAGATCGCAATAATAGAAATGCAATTCATGGAGATGGCGATAATCGTTAATGCTATTTTCAATTCATACTGATCAGCACATTATTGATGCCAACGGTATATTTGGGTATTCATATGGATACCATAAAACGATTGAAAACTTTAATAAGTTTAAGTATCGCAACGAAAAAATGAATGTCGTTAAAAACGACAAGGCTTCTCCAATTCAAATGTTCTACATGGAGCCTGAGTGGTATAACTTCAAAACGATGACAAGTTTTCGTTCCCCTGAATTCCAAAAGTTCCATGATCACCAGTATAAAATCTATGGAACATACCTTGAGGCAACCCGCGTTTGGTCTCATTGGATTGAGGCGATGAAGCAAGTTGATGAAATTTGGGTCGGTAATAAATTTTCTGTAGATGCAATTAAGAATTCCGGCATTGAAACACCTGTGTATATTTTTGAATTGGGTTTAGATAAGATTTGGCAACCATACAAAAGAAAAGATACAGGCGTTGTCAGATTTCTTCATGTTGATTCAGGCAGTCCAAGAAAACGAGCTGACCTTGTAGAAAAAGCTTTTACTACTATTTTTGGAGACAGAAATGATGTTCAATTAACATTAAAATATCATTCTCATGAAGGCGATTCTGGTGGAAAATCTAATGTTGTAAAACTGTATAAAACATTAAGCACTGAAGAGATGGTAAAGCTTTATCAGGATCACGATGTTCTTTTGTACCCAAGTGAGGGCGAAGGATTTGGTCTAATACCACTTCAGGCAATGGCTACAGGTATGCCTGTGATATCAACAGGGGTTTGGTGTGATTATGAAAGATTTTTCAACTCAAATATTATTGATTCAACCATGGGTAAAACTCAACATACCGGGTATTTTGAAGGCGAAGTTGTGCTTCCAGATTTTGATTCGCTTGTTTCGCTTATTAAAAAAGTATACGACGATATTGATGCGCAAAAAAAGTTTTTTTATGATCAAGCTCCTCTTGTCATTGAAGAGTATGATTGGAAAAATAAAACAGATAAGGTTCTTAATGCTCTCATAAAAAGAGTCGGCATAAAAAAATTTAATCCCATCAAAAAGTATGTTGTTGTAAAAGACTTCATCTACTTTAAAGGCAACAACCGCTATATAGCCCCAGATGGATCTATGTTTGATTCAGAAAATAGAATTAGAGAGATTGATAAGAAAGTTGCTGACAGCTTGGTGTATAATAAATCTTTTAGAAAAGCAACAGACGATGAGATAAGGGCGTTTAATGAAAAGAACTGAGAAGGAAGAAGCAAAAAGAGATGGCGCAAGAACCGTTAAGAATTCAGGAAGGGGTTTTAGAAAAGGTGATGCGACAATGAATAAATTTTTGTTAGATTACAAACATAATGGTAAAAGTTTTACTTTGACTCAAAAATTTTGGAAGAAATTTAGTAAAGATGCTTGGAATAATAATTACAAATATCCATGCATATCAGTGGTTATGGGTGATGATTCGGAAACAAAAGTTGCAATAATAGATTGGGAAGTTTTTAAAGATTTAATAAAAGGAAGCGAATATGAATAGAGTATCTATATACGCCGACAAGCTTTCATCCTGGGCAGCAATTGGTGTTCATTTCAATTGGGATGACGGAATATATTTTGGTTTCTATGTGCTAAGATGGTCGATCGGAATTCAAATTAGAAAGGGTATCTGATGCCAGATATCATTATTAATAAAGACATCATTGCCGAACAGATGGGGGATAAATCAGAAGAGTTCATAGAATGCATCCGGGTCGTGCAGGATATTATTGAAAATCCAGATCACTATCTTGGTACTCAGGCTATAAAGTATGCAAATATTCTTGCCGCCTATAGAACGCTAATGATTGTTAAATCACAGGCTTTCAAGAGAAAATCTGCGATTATGAGTGATCAAGATAAGTTTGTTAATGATATTTGGAAAACAATGTACGAGGCTCTAACAGAAAATATAAATGCACTAAAAATTGCCGGAAAGGGCGGTTATAACCAATGAAATCATTAAAACAGTTGAGAAAACCAAAAGAGACAGTGATTGTTCAATCCCAGTCGCCAGCTGATTTAGAGCAGACTTTAAATAAAGCAATAGATGAGCAACTGCTTAAAAAGAATGCGACTACCTATAAAAAGGTCAGTGGATTCCATCCTAGTTATACAAATCAATGCTCAAGATATTGGTATTATTTATTTGAAGGAGTAGAGGTAACACCCGATTTTAGTCCACAAACGCTTAGAATATTTGATAATGGTCATGCTGTTCATAGTCGTTTGTACAATTACTTTAGAGATATGGGTATTCTTGTAGATGAAGAAATACCAGTTACTTATGCTGATCCGCCAATTGAGGGCACAGCAGATGGTATCATTAATTGGTACGGAGATAAGTTAATAGAGTTAAAGTCTATTAGCTCCGAAGGATTCCATTATAGACAAATTTACAAAAAACCAAAAGATGAACACTATCGCCAAGCGCAGATATACATGCAATGTCTTGACCTTGATGGTGGTTTCGTTATTTATGAAAACAAAAACAATCAAGAGATACTTCCAATTTATATAGAAAAAGATCAGGATTTTATAAATAAATTATTCAAAAAGTACAGAGAGTATTATGGAAACTTTGTGAGACAAAGTATTCCAGACAGACCATACAAGAGGACATCTAAGAATTGCTCGTCTTGTGATTTGGCTGCTTTATGCTGGGGAGATAGTGAGTAGTGGTGTTTCTAGAGTTTGCAAAAACAACGAGTGTAAGAAAAAGTTTGAAGCAAAAGTCTACAACAGTATATATTGTTCTGCAGAATGTAGAAGGATAGTTACTAATAAAAAGCTACTAGCCAATTATTACGAAAAAAAACGTAATAAAGGTAAGAAGAGAACTTGTTCAACTGAAAATTGTACAACGATACTTTCTAGGTATAACAAGGAAGATATATGCGAAAGGTGCAAAGACGAAAGGCTAATACAAAGACTAGTAAGTTGGGGCTGGGACGAAGCAAAGCTCCGAAGAGAAAAAATGTGAGTATTAAATCTATTGCTAATACTAACTTTACAAAAGTTCTTTCAATTGATCCATCATCACACTCTCTTGGTTGGGCTGTTATAGAGATCGGATTAAAACAACCTCGATTGATAAAATGCGGAAAAATAAAATTCCCCAAGTCCCCGGAAATGCATATTAAATTTCAAGCAATAAATGATGGGTTGGCTGAGATATGTAAAGAGTACAAGCCAAATCATTGCGTAATAGAGCAATCAGTATATATTCAAAATTTTCAAACCAGCAGGGTGATTTCTTACATCATAGGTTACTCATGGGGTATTGCTCAGGGTTATTGCTCAAAAGTTATAGATATAAATCCAATGATATGGAAGCGTGGAGTAGGCTATAAAAATCTTTCTAAAGACGATAAAGAATATTTGCTAACAGAAGCAAGTCGAAAAAAAGAAAGGAAAGATAGGGTTAGAGATATCATCACTGGTTATTTTGAAATGCTTGATGATGACTTGAAAGATGATGATATTGTTGACGCAATCGGTATTGGTCTATGGTATTATTTAATGTTGAGGAAAGATGGCACTAGAACCGTACAAAGATAAAAGCTGGCTTTATGAGCATTATGTTCGTAAGAGAATGAATCTTACTGACATTGTAAAACTTTTAAAGCAAACTTATAACATGGAAATAACACCACAGGGCTTGTATAACTGGTGTGAAAAATACGATCTCCTTAGATTTAGAGGCAAGGGTCGAAATCTTGCATCTACAGCTAAGCGTAGACCGCAATCTCCAATGCAAAAGCAAGTAGAGCAGAGAAAGCGGCAGAAAAGAAAAGAAATACAACAAAAAAAGAAAGGTCTTAAAAGAAGATAATGCAGAGAAAAGTGGCATTAACTGATATTGCAATTTTTGGTGAACTTGATATGTTGTACAATCAAGTTCGTGTTCTTGAAGCAAAGCAAAATGAAACTCAATACAAATGTCTTGGCTCTGGCAAATGTTGTAAAATTGGCATCACCATTCATATGGCTGAGTGTGCGAATATTGCATACAATTTAAATAAACAATACTATCTTCACCTAGAAAATAAAGTTC